CAGGCTAATGGTGTTTTATATATTTTTAATGCAAACAATGCAAGTGAATTTACTTTTTACACACAAGAAATAAGCTATCTTAGTAACTTAGCTGTGTTAAAAGGTAATCAAGGTGGTGGAGTATTAAAATCTGCTGAAGTAACAAAGGGACTTACTTTTGTTATGAGTAGTGGAAATATAGATAAAGGCAATTTTAAATTGTTTGGTTTGAAAAAAGATTAGTATAAGAAATATATAGTAAGATAGGAAAAATATGACAGAGGAACAAGCACTAGAACAAGCTACTGCAGAAATAGAAGCTGCAAAGCCATTGAAAGCACAAGTAAATAATGAAGTTAGAGAATTTACTGATGCAGAATATGATCAAGCTATAGAGGACAGAAAAAACTCTATTCTTAATGATTATAACTTTGGCTATATACAAGCTAGACAAGAAGCTTATCCTAGTTATGGAGAGCAATTAGATTATATTTTCCACAATGGCTTAGAAGCTTGGAAAACAGATATAATACAACCAATTAAAGAAGCTCATCCAAAGCCAGAATCCCCATAAATTTGTCTTAGTATTTAACTATTCTAGACTTATAGGAGGTTGAATAATGACTTTATTACAATACTCTGAACAGCAGGGAAAGAAGCCTACAGGGCAGTTTGCAGCAACTAGATTTATATTAGATAATCCAGAAGCTAAAAAAATCTTTCTGAAAGTGGCAAAAGAAGCTGAATCAGAATATATATCAGATACTACAGCAGCTCAATACTTAGTAGATCAATATGAGCAATTTGCACATCTCAATTACAACACAGTAAGGAGATACTTTAGGGATTATAGAGATGGCAGAATCAAATAATCTAAAGAAGTTTGCTGAAACTGTACAGGATAGAAATCCTAGAAAATCTAAAAAGAAAGTTAATCATCCAAAAGGCTTTGAGCCATCAGCTTCTTTTAATCAAGCTACTAGATCAGGAGAAATAATATCTCAACCTCAAAAATCTAATGATATTGATTGGAAAGAGCAATTAGAAAGTTATTTTGGTAAAGATGCCCATAAATACAAAGTTCTGGAGAATCAAGCAGAAATTAGGTATTGGGATTCTAATATTGGAAATGGAAATATAGAAAGATTATATTACTTCAAAGCAAAAATAGTTTCTAGTGATGAATATATGCCAGATGAGGACTTTAAGAAGCTCCTAGCAAGTGCAGGTAGGTTAAAAAAACAAGATAAAAAGAAGCCTGTAAAAGATTCTAAAACTTTTGTTATTGCACTTGCAGATTTTCAAATAGGCAAAGAGGGTACTGAGGAGGCAATAGAGAGGTTTATAGACTATATTCCTAAGATTAAGGCACAAGTTAAGCAGATCCAGAAAGTAGAGCCATTAGAACAGGTATTATTTGCAGGATTAGGGGATCTTGTAGAATCTTGCTCTAATCATTATGCTATGCAGGAATTTAGCACAGTTTTAGATGAAAGACAGCAGCAAAAAGTAGCTAGGAGAATGATTTATACAATAATTAAAGAGATTATGCCATTGTTTAGTAAGGGTGTAGTTTGTTTTATTGGTGGCAATCATGGAGAATCAAGAAAGAATGGAAAAGCTTATACAACTTTTGCAGATAATAAAGATGTGATGTTAGCAGAGGAGTTGCAGGAAATATTTAAAGAATCTCCTGCATACAGTAAAAGCTTAGATTTTATTATTCCAGACAATGAATTGCACTTAACAATAGAAGTATCAGATACAGTATTACTTTTATTACATGGGCATCAGATGAGGGGAGCAGGTAATTCACAGGCTAAAGCAAGAAAGTGGCTATCAGATCAAGCATTTTCAAGAAGTGAAACTGCTGATGCAGATATAGTTTTACATGGGCATTACCATTATTTTTCAGCTTATGAGAGTTCTGATAGGTTAATACTACAAGCTCCAACATTAGATTCAGGCTCAGAATGGTTTGAAAATACTAAAGGGGATAAGTCTAGGGCAGGAATGCTTACTTTTGTAATTGGAGGAAAAGAGAAATGGGATTATATTAAGGTTATAAGGTAAATATGAAACTTGAAGTATTAAGATTTAATAGTGGTACAACATTCACTTCTGGATTGCTATTTGATGTAACAGACAATGTAAGATCCTTTTTATGCTACACAATGGAGGATCAATATAATCCAACAAAGATTTATGGAGAAACAAGAATACCTGCAGGAACTTATAAGCTAACTCTAAGAGCTGAGGGAGGTTTTCACAATAGGTATAGTGCAAAATATTCTGATAGACCAGATTGGCATCAGGGTATGATTTTAGTAAATAATGTGCCAAATTATTCTTATGTGCTTTGGCATGTAGGTAATTCTCCAAAAGATACCAAAGGATGTCTGCTTTTATCAAAAACTCAGAAAGATGCTTTTGGAGGAGCTTCAAGAGCTGCTTATGAGGAAGTATATCCTGTTGTAAGAGATGCAATTCTTTCTGGAGAGGAAGTAACTGTAACTTATAAAAACTTTGATGGATCTATTGTTTCTAATAAAGCAACAGATGATGTTGTAAATATATCTCAAGTTTCTAAGAATCAGGAGGATATTATGGATATATTATCTACAGAAATAAAACATCTAAAAGCTGAAATAAAAGCTCTTAGACAAGCAATCATACTAAAGGGAATGCAAGTTAAATAATTTAACTCATTCACAATCATGAATATAAAATGCCATTCCTGTATGGAAAAACTAGAATTAATTAATAAGGCTTTTGTATGTATTAATAAAAAATGCAATCAATTTAAAAGAGTACAAACAAAAATAATAGAGGAGGAATAGATGGAATATTGGAAAGCTGCACTTATCAGAGGACTAAGATCTGGAGTACAAACTTTTTTAGCTGTAATGATGGCTAATCAAGCAGGTATGTTTGAAACAGATGTGCTTATGGCAGGTGTTATGGCAGGAGCTACAGCTCTTGTTTCAGTAGTTCAAAATGCTATGGAGGATGCTCCATTCAAATTTATGAGCAATATACCAAAAGGCTAAATTTTTACTTTAGGAATACTAGCAATAGCTTTCCTTTTGTATATAAAAAAAGAGGAGATTTGTATCTCCTCTTTTTTGTTAAGCAGGTTGAGGTTGATTAGGGCTACAATGAACATACACAAAGGATTATGTATATGAATATCTCCACCTGCTCATCAATAATTATAACAAAGCTCTGGAACAAAAATTAATTTATTATAGTTTATGCCTTTTTGTCTTAACTGTAGTTTATAGTGTTATACACAAATAAACTTTTTCTGTAGCTTCTAAAAAGAGATAGTTGATTAGGATCTTAACAATAGAGGATTAGCTACACCTCAATAAACTAGGGTTAAAGCCTATTATTCCACAATGTTAAATGCTACTAAATTTAGTGTTCTGGTTTTGGGAGGGAGTGGCACAGGGTTAGTTCCACCTACAACCAACACAACAACACTTACTCAATATTGCTCAAGCCTATTAAAAGGGCTTGAGCTTATTAATCTTAATTTCTACTTTTAATGCTTGCATATAAGACAAATTTATGAGACAATTAATTATTAGTTGATTAGGAGGTAACAATGATGATTCAGGAATGGATTTATCTAGGGCTAGTTCTTTGTGGAGTAGTAGCTCTTATAACAACAATTCTATTTGCTTGGATGTGGATAGAGGAAAAGCTGTTAAATAAAAAAACAGACTTTGAAACAAGACTACACAGAGGAGAGATCCTTAGTAAAAGAAATATATTCTAATGTATCCACTTAAAAGAAAAAATAAATTTAATTGGGCTTACAAGTTTCTTTATTGGAATGGAGAGGAGAATATTGTTCATCTTTATACAATAGAAACTAAAGAGGGTTTTCAAGTTGCAGAAAGTGCAGCTTGGGGAAATGCAACTTTTGATGGTTGCAACAATATGGAATATATAGGAAAAAATAAAATGGAGGTTGAAAATGGCACAAATGCCTAAGTTCCTAGAGGACTATACAACTGTTGATGAACTGATCAACAAAATGAATACAGAATATCCAGAATGCAGGTTAATTGCAGAAATGATTGGATATGGAGAAGATTGGGTAATATTTAAAAGCTCATTCTATGAAACAAAAGAGGACACAGAGCCAAAAGCTGTAGCCTATGCAAAGCAAACAAGCAAAGATCATAATTCTTGGTTTGAAATGGCTAACACAAAAGCTAATGGTAGATGCTTAAGAATTGTATTCTCTGAATCTACTTTAGCTGAGGAGATGATTGGTATTGCACCTAGTAAAGATGCAGCTCCAGAAAAATCTGATCTTAAAAAGAAAGTAGAAGCTCTTGAAGCTGAGGGATTGGTTGAGGATATTTCTCATAAAACTCAAGCTGTAATGAACAGTATTAAAGACTTTGCATTAAGTGCAACAAGTCAAGATCTTGATAAAGCAAGACTTTATACTGCTAGGGCATTAAGTGAAATGGGCATTACAAAAAATAATGTTTCTATAAATAACTTGCAATCTGTAAAAAATAAGATTCAGGATATTGTTACATCAGAAAAAGTAAATAATGCTTAAATTACTTGGTAGGAATAAGCCTTTATCAAAATTACAAATTATATTTGAGGAAAAGGATTTATCTGAATTTAGAAAAATTAGATATATTTTAGAACTTGAGGGATTTATTTGTACTTTAGATTCTGAG